GGCTAATTGGTATCCTCGTAAGGGCAAAAAGCCAAAGTGAAAGGGAGTCCGACTCTGAGGTGCTCCCTTTCTATTGTCATTTACTTAGTGTAAACAACGCCACGATATACGTAAGTTACCATTGGTATCTCCCATATACCTAAGCCCCGTTCCATGCTTAGGTTGTCATGCGTCCTGAACAGGATGAACGGACGTGGCTTTATTCAGCTTCAGCTTTTTTTGCTTTAGCTTTAGGTTTTTTCACTGCTTTTTCAAATTCAGCAATAGGTATATTTTTTCTACCTGTTGTTGTTTGTTTCCAGTGTCTAACGTTTTCTGTCATATTAATAAGAAGGATCACCTTCTGGTTCTTTATATTTAGGAATTGATTCTTGTCTATATTCCTCTAGTATTTTATCTACCTGTTTCTGTAGTTTTAGAATTTCTGGATCTTTTGTTTTCATACTATTCCAATGGCGGATTACGCCAGAGCATATAAATAAATTAGTAATTAAGGTTAGATATAAACAAAAATTTTTAGCCAATTTGTGGAGCTGTTAATGCAACTTCTGTTGACTCAGTTGAAGCTAAGTCAAGTGGGAAGTTATGAGCGTTTCTCTCATGCATTACTTCCATACCTAAGTTCTGTCTATTTACAACGTCAGCCCAAGTAGGAATAACTTTGCCATTAGTATCAACTATTGATTGGTTAAAGTTAAAGCCATTAAGGTTAAACGCCATAGTACATACGCCCATAGATGTCAGCCATATGCCAACAACCGGCCAAGTAGCAAGAAAGAAATGAAGAGAACGAGAGTTATTGAAAGACGCATACTGGAAAATTAATCTACCGAAGTAGCCATGAGCTGCAACGATGTTGTAAGTCTCCTCGTCTTGACCAAATTTATAACCATAGTTCTGAGACATATCTTCAGTTGTTTCTTTAATGATTGAAGATGTAACCAAACTTCCATGCATTGCTGAGAAAAGAGATCCACCGAATACCCCAGCAACACCGAGCATGTGGAACGGATGCATAAGGATATTGTGTTCTGCTTGGAATACGAACATGAAGTTAAAAGTACCAGAAATACCAAGAGGCATACCATCACTGAAACTCCCCTGTCCGAAAGGGTACACGAGAAAAACCGCTAGTGCTGCTGACAATGGAGCTGTATAAGCTACAAAGATCCAAGGTCTCATGCCGAGGCGGTAAGAAAGTTCCCACTGTCTACCAGCATATGCAGCAACTCCAATAAGAAAATGAAATATAACTAACTGATATGGTCCGCCGTTGTACAACCATTCGTCCAAGGTTGCGGCTTCCCAGATGGGATAAAAATGTAGTCCGATTGCATTAGAGGAGGGGACGACTGCTCCTGATATTATGTTGTTTCCATAGATTAAGGAACCGGAAACTGGTTCACGTATGCCATCGATGTCCACTGGAGGAGCAGCGATAAAGGCGAGAATAAAACAGGTGGTAGCAGCTAGTAAGCAAGGTATCATTAGCACTCCAAACCAACCAACATATATGCGGTTGTCTGTGCTAGTTACCCAGTTACAAAACTTTTCCCAATTGGTTGTAGTGTCTCTTTGTACTGAGATTGCAGCCATGTGATTAATGTAAATGAATGTTGTCGCATTCCTCGTCTACTTTGGAGAGGAAAAAATTGATGAGGTCCATCTTATTCTTAAGAGGGAGATCCTCATCGAGTATCACTTTGTATCTTGCTTCAAGAAAATCGAAGCAACTCATCTTCCATTTGTATGGATTAGAAGATGCCGGGTATGATCTGACCTGTGGTGACATAAGCACCGACAGCTGCAACAAAACCAAGCATTGCAGCCCAGCCGTTAAAGCGTTCCGCTTCATGTGTCATAAAAGGATTTGTGTTGTGGTGTGACATAGGAATAATTCGTACTGGTGGTTCGTAAGGGTATTCGTTTTCGAGTAATGTATCTAGATCTTTTGTTTTCATGGTTTATATTCTGGACCTACTCCAGCCTGAACGCATTTGCCTTTCTTGCTGTCCCACCTAAAACCAGATGGGCACTGACTAGCAGTTTTACGTTGAGGTGTTTTCCTAACTTGTTTAGGTTCTCTAAGTGTTGTATATTCCATTAAAAATTTCCTTTAAATGCTTCCTGAATTGCCTTATTCCTGACATCAACAGCTCTTACATATTTAGATGTAGGCGAAACATTTTCTTTTTTTGTTATTCTTTTTTTAATTTTTTCTATTATTTTTTTAGACATAATTAAAATTGGAGATCAGATCTGTCTAGCTTTGCTATAACAGCCTGTCTATATGCAGGGTCTTTGTCATAACGAGGATCACCCATAGCTTCTACAAGTTGAGCCTGCGATTGATAAACATCAGTATTAGTTTTAGAAGGCTTGCCTTGTAGCATGCGTCCTTCGTAGCCATTATCATTTTGATACTGAGCTACTAATCCATTAACTGCTAATTGAATAGAACCTTTATTTCCTGTGTTGACTAGATCATCAAAAGAATCTATTGCATCTTGAGATAAAGTTTTACCAGCCCAGTCCATTAAAGATTTGTATTGCTCTACTCCTCCTACTGATTTTGTAATTGAATCAATATCAGTTTGGTTAAGATCAGCATTCATACCAAATTCTTTTGCACGACCCTGTAAATAAGCATCAACTACAACTTTAGATAATCCAGCTCCAGTTAATTGGTCATGCATTTCTTGTGGTATTGACCCACCATTTTTCCAAAATGTTTCACAAATTGGATAAGGGTCTACTCCTTTTTCTTTAAATAAATCACCAATAGTACTACCGTAATCTTGGTTAACTGCTTCGTAATTTACTGAGCCATCTTCACTATAACGATCTACTTCATCAGAAAATTCTGGTTTAGTGTCTTCGTCCTTAGCTTCTACTTCTTGGGTCTCGTCCCCTTGCCCTTCTTGTGATACGTCATCGTTATCTCCTAATTTTTTTTGAAGTTCTACGTATGCCTGTTCTAGTTCTTCAGCATTCTTATATTTGCCAGCAAGTAATTCGCCTTGCTGTTCAGCTAACTGTTCGCCAACCTGTAAGGAATCTTGCTCTTCAGCGGTCAAGCCTTCTTGTTGGGGAGTGTCATTTACTGTTAAAGTTTCTGCCATTATTCTTCCATAGGTGGTTGTTCTTCTGGTGCTTCTTCAGGTCCTCCCAACATGTCTGGGTTCTTACTAGGGTCCATCATTGGAGAGTTCATAAGTTGACCAGTCTGTTTGGTTAGTTCCTGTTGTTGCATCATTTGTTGTTGTTGCTGCATCTCTTGTTGTAGCTGTTCCTTACTCTTAATTAGATTAAGTACATCTATTCCTTGAGCTGCTGCTAGACGTTTTATATATTCAGCTGGATCTACATGTTTCATAGTTGCCTCTGGTCCAATAGTTTGAGCCAAAGTAGTTATGAATTGAGTCAGTGATTCTCTATCTTGTCCTCTACCTAAAGCATTAACTCCAGCTACTATCTGAGGTCTAACTAAATCTTTAGGAATTTTAGGAATCTGTCCATTCCTTTGCAGTATGTGTAGTGTTCGATTTAAATATGGTATGAGGAACTCTACAGTTAACAAGCTGAAAAGTCCGCCGAGCTGTTGTTCAAGCTCTAGCTGAGTGAGGCGTACCTCCTCTGCTGTAGTCCTTTCACTTTGTCTGATCTGTAAAACAAGAAATGCTTCATTGATTCTTCTTTCTAAAGTAGAAATCATTTCAGCTGCTGTTCTAAAATCAGCAGTTTTCCCAACTTGTACAACCTGTACGTCTTCTGCTCGACCCTGTACAATCGCTCCATTCCCTGCCTGGGCTAGGGTTTTGGGCTTTGTTGTTGAGGATGGTGAGACTAAGAATACGACCTTGGCTGCTGCTGAACTACCTTCTGTTAATGCCTGAGATAAACCTTCTAAAGATTTAAGATCTCCTAAGAACTCTTCTACTCTGCCACGTCCATAGTCTTCTCCATCTACTGTGTTGAATCTAAGGACTAGCCAAGGGTTAGCGTTTTTTGGTGCACTACTTCTAGAGCCAGAAATTATTTTATCGAATACTTCTTGATGCCATATCCATCTACCATTTTCTAAACGAACATAAGTAAATACTTCGACATCATTATCATCAGACTTGTCTTCGTCTATACCTGTATTAGGTTGTATTGGTTCTTCTAAGTCTGCGTTGAGAACCTGACGAGATATTAGTTCCTTTGTGACAATCTCGATGATGTTCCCGTTTCCGTCTCTGTTAACAACGAAACGGTTAAGGGGATAATGCTTGAGACCATCTTTGCCCATAAATATTAATGCATTTCCAGATACAATTAAGTGTTTTAAAGCTTGGTTAACTACTACTCTGTCAGTAGAAGCATTGACGTAATCCATTACCATCCTTTCCATTTTGGCAAAGGATAAATCCATCTCACTTCTTACTTCAGCTGGTAGGTCTACACCTAACTTGTCATCTCTTATTTGTAATTTGAAAAATGTGGTTTGCGGAGGTAGAAGTGCTAGGCCGAGCTTTGCACTGAGATTTACAACCGCTTTGGCTCCAATGCTTTGCCAAGGGGTATGTAACCTCTTGTGATTGGGACCACTCATGTCATCTTTAATTAGATAGGGCAACGTAATTTCACTACAATCAACTGCTGTGTCAAGGAACTGTGAACGACTAGAGGACAGTCGATTGTATCTTTGTCGCGCTACTATCATGGACCTACTACACCTGTTGGTGAGGCATCAGAGGTCACACCAGTATTAATTCCAGGTAGAGCACCTAATTGTCCTGTACCTTTCTTAACTGTTTGTTTATCTCTTTTCTGTTTAGCGTTTTGCTTAACTTCTATACTTTCTGGTTTTATCATTTCATCATCACCAGCTCCAGAAGCTTGCTGATTAGGTGCTTGAGTTGATGGTGGTGGTGTTTGCGTTCTTGCCATAGGTTGACTTTGTTGTCTGTTCCTATTACCTCCAAGAATGCCGAGTTGCGAAGCAACTGTTGCAGCTGTACCCACTGCTCCTAAGATTGGAGCAAGGGCAGCTATTGGTGCACACATTAGATTTCGTCCTCCATTATGGATTTTATATATTCAATAACGCTGGCTTGTCCAGCTCTGTACATGATGGTCTGTACATCTTCCTTCGGATGGATAGGTTTCCATCCAAAGTTTTCCTCAAGATCAGTAAGCAACTTGTCCAACCTTTCGTTGTGAAGCTTAAGAGTATTGAGGGAGATTTGTGTTTGCATGTTCAAAGAAAGCTGGCATACGTGCAGCTTTGGTGGCTTTAAATTCTGGTGCTTTGCCTTCGTACATAAGTCGATCACTAGCATCAAGCCAAAATTTTTTGCTTAAATATTGATCGTCATGTATCTGATTTAACGGTTGCATGATCCAGTTAATTGTTGCCTTCCTTAGTTTGTCTAAAGAAGGGCTTGGTGTAAGACCTAGCTCTGCACATACCAAACTATTTGTTGCTACGTGTATCTGCTCGTCTCTTGATATATCTGCACTGACAGTTCTCAATCCAGCATCACCATTAAAACGGAAGAAAGGCAGTATTACAAAAAAGATTGCTCTTTCAATTACTAATGCTTTCAATATTGTGTGATCTGGATGTTCTATCCATGCATCTCTTAGGCGTAATGCCTCGGCTTCGGCTTGATCATCTACGCCTAATGCGTTAGCGATATATCCAAGTGCTAAATCATGGTTGTCTTCATCTTTTATGTTTGATTCCAAAAGCTCTCTACTTTTCTGAGGAATCTCAGAGAGTGAATCAGATACAAACGCGCCAACTGGACATTCCATGTTGCGTACAGCGAGAGCACGGTACACCGTTTCTTCTGCGCCATATTTAACTCTTCCTTTAGTAGTTTGGACCGGTGTCCATTTCCTTTTTCTATTTAATAATTTTTCGTAGGGGTTCATTGTTGACAGTCGCAATTAATCTCTTCAGTTTTATTGCTCATTAAGTCTGCCAAGTAATCGTCAACTTCTGACTGATCTAATGCAGCGTATGCATCAGACTTATCTTGAGTGTCGCCCATTACTTGTAAAGAATAATAGAGCGAAGTCTGTGGACTTATAAGCCACTCTTCGATAAATGCTTCATCGTAAGTCACCATATCACTCCAAGAATTGAAGCTATAGCCATGAAGCAAACCAGTTCTATCTAGCATGATCATTATTTGATCAGCTACTTTTTTATAAGCATCCCATCCAACCTCGGATGCGATCTCAACTTTGTCGCCATATTGTACTTGTTCTACCCCAAATTCACCTGAATCCCTGTCAACAGTTCTTGCTATAGGTGGTGCGATCTCAGGAGTTGCTGTGTAGCCATAGAGATCTCTACTTCTATATGAACAACTGGCTGTTGGAGCTATGGCAAATGCTCTAACCATG